CTCTAAATCGAAAACAATTTGCGGCCAGTTCCCTCACATCATCAATTATTTCTGTATCCGGCCAATGCTTCCGCAAAACCCTTTGGCAATGTTTGTCATATTCGCAAAAAGCCACTGTTTCATACCCACCAACCAGCTTTTCGCCAGCGTAGCTGAAGCCGCCAATGCCGCTGAATAAGTCTAGCATCCTAAGCATCACATCACCGCCAAATGCTCGCGCAACACCATCTCAAACGTCTCCCAATCCAGCGTTGCCGTGTAGCGCCAATCGTAACACTCGGCTATATCCTGAGCCACGCTGGAGTTGCCTAGCACCACAAGCGCCTGAATCGGTATCCGCACCTGTGTCTGCTGACGATCCAACTTATATATCAGGCAGGGCAGGGCGTCATTAGTATTGGCCGCAGACTTAGCCGCCGTGACTATCTGATCCCACCAGTCATTGCTAGGCGAAACTTTCGCATATCTCTTGCACTCAATTAAAAACGGAAACGGCTTGTTATCGGCTGGTTCCAGATCACTCAGGTTCTTTTCCTGATATTGCGATAAACGCCTGCGTAACTTCCTGCCTGTGGCCAGCTCAATGAGCTTGCAGATTTCTCGCTCGTATGCGGCTCCTTTTGCACGCCCTCCACCGGCACGCATCAGCCCCGCCCCGCCTGATGATCCATCGTCATCTGTATATTGCGCTGGCGGATGTTGCTCTCAAGCTGTCTGACCAGCAGTTCATCGGCAAGCGACGACTGTGACCTATGAGCCGACACGTCCAGCTCGGCCTTCAGCATTTCGATGGTCGAGGCTCTAAGCCTCAACAAAACTGGTTTAATCTCTGACATTTAATATCACCCTAAAAATATGTTGCTATCGCTATTGACATATATTGATAGCAAGTCCATATTCATAAGGTAAGAGGGACAAAACAGGGAAATCAGGGAGATTACCAAATGACTAAATTTTTAAACGGCGATACCATTGAACTTAAAGCTATCAAATATGCTGAGTTTGCATCTGAAGAAACACATTGCTTTGAGGCTAACATCTACATCAACGGCAAGCTTTACTGTCACGTTGATAACGATGGACGTGGCGGATCAAACCGTTACGACAGGTGTGTTCAAAAATTGTGTGAGAGAATCTCTCAAGAATTGCCAAAGTGGCACAGCGAATGGAATGATTCTTGGAATGAAACAAACTTGGAAATCTGGTGCGGAGATCAGGTCAATATGTTTTTGGCTAAAAAAGAGTTTGCAAAAGCTATTCGCAAAAGCGTCTTGGTGATTGACCCTAAAGAGCCAAAGGATGTTCAGGCAATATCCTTCAAGGGCAAGCCTACTATCACAAACAGGCATATTGATTATGTGGTTAACAAATATTCTGACCATAAGGTACTTAACACAATGCCAAAGGAAGAAGCCTTTGAGGTGTTTTACGCATTAACTTAAAAGGGGTGAAAATGAAACAGATCAGATCAGATAGGGTCAAACTCTGGTACGTCGTGAGCAATCCGTTCACGCGGCCAGTTGTAACTGGTCCAATTTACGACAGGTATGACGCAATCGCGTTGGCTTGTAAGCGCACCGGCCACAAGAGCCTCATCACGCACATATCGCGTGGTGAGTCTTGGGTTGGCGGTGAGATTGTGTGTAGCGCGTACCGGCTGCACATTAACGGATGGACGGCGCTGGCTCCGAAAAAGGACGACGCGCGTTTAAAAACACCATCTAAATATGGGAGAGGGTAATGGTTAAGGACACAATTTGCATGCTGTTGCTGACGGCATTTGGCTTGGCTTTTTTCACAAACGCCGTGACTACTGAGTGGAACGTGTTTGCTCTGATGGCTCGCTTTGGGGGTGCAGGATGATTGTTTATCTTGCGACCAATACGGTCAACGGTATGCAGTATGTTGGGCTTACTCGTCGCACGGTTTTAGAGAGGCGCGTGTCTGAACATCGCTCCTCTTCACGCAGAGGCGCTGGCAAAGAAAATACACTAGCACACGCTATGCGAACATATGGCGAAGACGTTTTTTCTTTCCGCGTTATTCAGCGAGTGCAAGGTTTAGAAGCTTTGTCAGCGGCTGAGAGATACTGGATAAGAGAATACAACACCAATTGGCCTAATGGGTACAACGTGAAAAAGGGTGGTTGCCACACTGACCCATTAACCACTGGAAAAAAATATCGTATTCAGGGGAAAATATATTACGGATGCGGGCAATTGGGTGATGTTTTTGGGATTGATCCAAACACACTTAGGGCGCGTTTAGAGAAGTCAGGATGGACACTACGCCAAGCGGTTGGCGTTGATGACCCGCCTGAAAGAAAAGGTGTCCCATCTATATGCAAGCCGATTACGTTTCGCGGCAAACAGTACGAAAGCCGAGCTGCCCTGTGTAGGGTTTATGGCGTACCGTTATTTAATTTTGAGGCAAGAAGAAAAGCTGGTTGGGTCTTGGAAGAGGCATTAGAGCTGGTAAAGCGGCCAAAGGTTTATAATAAGCCCCTAAACCCAGTAACGGCTTTTGGAAAAAAATATTCTTGTTTAGCTGAGGCATCTAGATGTTTTGGAGAAGACCTAAAACGTGTTTATGACAGGATGCACAATCTGGGCTGGAGCATAGAAGACGCCTTAACTGGAGAACGTTCAGAGCCTCACGGTGGGTGGATAATATACACAGTCAATGGCAAGAAATATGTGGGGCAAGATGCTGTAGCTTCAGCTCACGGCCTTACAAAACAACAATTCAGGTCACGCTTAAACAGGGGGCATACGTTAGAGCAGGCGCTTGGCATAGAAAAGGGCGTAGGCCAAAGAGGCAAAAAATACGTCATAAACGGCAAAGAATATTTTGGTATACAAAATCTAGCCGAAGCATTTAACTTAACGACAGATAAAATAAACACCCGATTAAAGCGCGGGTATTCATTACGGCAGGCTTTAGAGCTTGATAAGGGGATGTGGATGCCAAGAGGCAAAAAACACATCATTAATGGGAAAACATATTATGGGCATCGTGAGTTAGCAGAGGCCTTTGGATTGACGACCGCCACAGTTGCTATTCGGATGAGCCGCAAAGGGCTTTCCGCAAAAGAAGCTGTGGGACTTAATTAAACAACCACCAACTTGGGAGACTAACTAATGGACACATCTAAACACTGCAAAATCATCAAGGATATGGATCAGCGCATTATGAACGGCGAGCGCTCATGCCCAGAGTTTTTCCTTCTCTTAACCGCAATGCGCGACTTGGTAGATCAGGTGCATAGCCAACAGCTAAAAGCGCAAATCAAGCCGACTGAGGTGAAGGCTTTGGAAAAACAAATACACGAAATGGGCGCTGGGAATGATAGGCTCGGAGAGCAAATAGAAAAGCTAATGATCGAAAACCTCGACCTGAAAGATAAACTGAAAAATGAGAGGCGCATTTCCGAATTGCCGAAAGGTGAACGCCGCGTCGTCGCTGTATTGGGCAGCCGCTCTTACGCTGTAAAAGCGTCGCGGCTATCTAGCTTGTGCGGCATTGAGGTAGATACACTTTACAATTACGTCAGCTCGCTTCGGGCTAAGGGGTACAAAATAGAACAGCGCGACGGTAAGTACGCTCCGCTGATGGAGATCAACTAATGGTCGGTAAAAAGACACCGGACGACATCGTCACCGCATCACGCATACCGTTGCTGATGAACGCGTCGCCCTACGGTACGCCAAACGACTTGCTGGCTGAGGCACTAGCCTCAATCGAAGGCAAGCCAAACCCAAATCCATTCAACGGCAATGAAGCCTGCGATTGGGGTGACGCCTTGGAGGGCGTCATCCTCACCACCGCCGCTGAACGGCTAAATCTGACTGACCTGAAGCTGGAGCATGACGCCATATTCCACGACACGCTACCATTTGCCGTGTCGCTGGACGGCACGGCTGACGGCGGGCTGGGGCATGAAGTCACGACCGATCCGGCCAAGGGCATCTACTGCGTTGACGGCGCTGTCTGGGTGGACGGCGTCGGCGTTTTGGAGAGTAAGCTGACCAGCAGCAAGCCCGAAGACCGGCCAGCACCACACAGGGGGCCGCTGCAACTCCAAGGGCAATTGATGGCCACCAAACACACTTGGGGCGCTGTGTGCGTCTTGTATGGCGGCGTGGAGCTACGCATTTTCCTTTATCAGGCTAACGCTGCGGTGCAGTCGCGCATCACGGATGAGATTGAGGAGTTTGAGCGACGCAAGTTTGACGT